GCTTTCAAACCTGATCAGTCTTTATGCTGCAGATAACGAGCAGGAGCAGCTGCGCCGTGAGGCAATGAGTGATGAGGTTTGGGACCGCTACTTTTTCAACGAGTCCCGCGATCCTGTCCAGCGCGAAATTGTGCAGGACAGAATTATCAGCCGGGCAAAAATGGCCCGCGAGCAGCAGCAGTTTAATCCTGATCTGGTCATTGTGGCCGATGTCAGTGCGCAGCCTTCGCACATCAGCAAGCCTCTCATGGAACGGGTTAAGTTTTTCCACAATCTCAACAGGCCGCAGGCTTATTCCCGCTACCTGCGCGAAACCATCCGCCCCTGCCTTGAGAGATTTGTCCGCGTGCGTGAAAGCCAGATTTCAGCCTCATTCCGGTTTATGGCCGGTCACGACGGGCTTGACGGCCTGTTGGCGTTGCCTGAAATGAACCAGAATCAGGTCAAGCGTTTATCTACGCTGGTCGCTGCCCACATGAGCATGTGCCTGGATAAAGCCAGCGGCCATCTGTTCGTTAGTGATGAAGTAACGCCGGAGCAGGTCCGTCAGGCATGGGAAGCTGTTGCAGCGGAAGCGATGCGTCTGGATGTAATCCCCCCGGCCTTTGAACAGCTGCGCCGCAAAAAGCGCCGCCGCAAGCCAGTGCCTTATGATCTGATCCCGCCATCGCTGGCCCGTATGCTCTGTGCGGACTGGTGGTATCGCAAGTTATGGCAGCTGCGTTGTGAATGGCGTGAAGAGCAGCTGCGTGCTGTCTGCCTCGTCAATAAAAAAGCATCCCCTTACGTCAGCTTTGAAGCGGTAATCCATAAGCGCGAGCAGCGCCGGAAATCTCTGGAGTTCTTCCGTTCGCATGAGCTGGTCAGCAATGAAGGCGACACGCTCGATATGGAAGACGTGGTGAATGCCAGTAACAGTAATCCGGCACACCGCCGCAATGAAATGATGGCTTGCGTTAAGGGGCTGGAGCTTATCGCGGAAATGCGCGGCGACTGCGCCGTGTTTTACACCATTACCTGCCCGTCACGTTTTCACGCAACGCTTAACAACGGCAGACCGAATCCGAAGTGGACCACGGCCACCGTTCGCCAGAGCAGTGATTATCTGGTTGATACTTTTGCCGCCTTCCGCAAGGCCATGCACAAAGCCGGTATGCGCTGGTATGGCGTGCGGGTTGCTGAACCACATCATGACGGCACCGTACACTGGCACCTGCTTTGCTTCATGCGCAAAAAAGAGCGCCGTTCAGTCACCGCGCTGCTGCGGAAATTTGCCATTCGTGAAGATCGTGAAGAGCTTGGCAACAATACCGGGCCGCGCTTTAAGTCTGAGCTGATCAACCCACGCAAAGGCTCACCGACCAGCTATATCGCTAAATACGTGAGCAAGAATATCGACGGGCGCGGCTTGTCAGATGAAATCAGCGCCGAAACCGGCAAATCACTGCGAGACAGTGCGGAGAACGTAGGCGCGTGGGCATCGCTTCATCGTGTTCAGCAGTTCCGATTCTTTGGCATTCCGGGCCGCCAGGCTTACCGTGAACTGCGCCTGCTTGCCGGTCAGGCGCTGAGAAATCAGAGCGATAAAAAGGCCGGTGCGCCGGTGCTTGAAAACGCGCAGCTGGACGCCGTACTGGCAGCTGCAGATGTGGGCTGCTTTGCCACCTACATCATGAAACAGGGCGGTGTTCTGGTTCCACGTAAACATCACATCGTCAGAACTGCCTACGAGCTTAACGACGAGCCAACCCCTTACGGCGATCACGGCACCCGCATTTATGGCATCTGGTCCCCGTTAGTGGCTGGCCGCATCTGCACGCACGCAACGAAGTGGAAAATGGTCCGTAAGGCCGTTGACGTTCAGGAGGCGACAGCCGACCAGGGCGCTAGCGCCCCTTGGACTCGTGGCAATAACTGTCCCCCTGATGAAAAACTCAACATTTCAGGGGGCGTTCAGGTATCAGTTGAACCTGTTGAGCCTGGCGAAGCGCCTATTTATGGCCCGGCAGACTTCAACAACATGACAAGAAAACAGCGCCGCGATCTGCTGGCGCGTCTCCGGGTGGTAAAGCCGCGCCAGAAGCAGAGTTATAAGCAGGAAATTGACGATGAACAGCGGGCACTTCTGGTTACAGAACTGCGGGTGAGAGGTTTTACTGGCGAAGAAAAAGAAACAAACCTGCTTCTGTCCGGGGGAAGCCTTGATTCTGGTGCAGGTATGCGCATTTTTTACCAGAACGGACGGCTGCAGGAAGATGATAAGTGGCGTCAGTGGATCTGAACTAATAAAGTTGGCATAAGCGAAGCCGTTAACGGCAGGTTGTACATGCTTTATCCAATTAAAATAACGGCTTGGGATCACTGGAAATTGCAGTTTTAATTTTCAGATTAGGACCGATTGAAGGAAAAAACATTTCACATTTCTTAACGCATCTACTACTGTATGGTTATACAGTATTTAGAGTAAGGGAGGGTAAGATGGACACTCAAGATTTGGCACCTATAAACCGTAAGATGGCTTGCGTTCAGTTCATTGCTGAGGTGTCGCTTATAGCAAATTGCAAGCAATCTGACATGAAACTGGCGATGAGTATCATCGCTGAGTTAGCTCATTCTAGCTGCGAAAAAGTCCCCGAGGATGAGATTTTTTACGCTGCGGAGTAGCGTGAGTCCGCAGCTAGGCATATTGATAATGTTGCTGGTGACAAAATTTATTTTTGGCACTGGCAAGGTTGAACAACGAGTCCCACGAGGCGTTAGGCTATGGCCGGAAGCGATTCGAATTACCAGGTAGTTTATCGGGGCGAAAGCCTGATTGATTATGCGCCTAGCGGATTAGTTTTCTTTCAGCGGCCAAAAGAGAACGGCGGCGGCTTCTGGTTAGGCCGGACTTATGATGGTGTTTTCTGGTTTGAGATTTCTTCTCCCGTCTCTCTTTCTCAGGGTCTGCTTTATCTGCAGGCGCTAAACAATCCTGTTACGGTCGATCCGAAAATCACTGAGCCAGATAACAACCTGCCCCTGTTCTGACTCTTTGCAGGTGAGTGCATGTCTATGCTGCATGAATCCGCATGATCCCAAAAGGATCGTTTAAGCTTCGGCCCGCCAGTACTGGCGGGCTTTTGGTTATGTCATGCAGGTGCATGAAAACCACTGCATAAAGCGGGCAGGCGTGGCGGGGCTACGAGCGCGCGCGCTTGCAGATAGCATCACAGCAGATGTCAAAAGTGTGTAAATCATATACGCCGTCACCAAAAGTGTGTAAAATTAGTAGTAGTGGAACACTAACTTAGAGGTGCAGGATGTCTAAACATCTGATTTACATGCTTGCAAAGATTGAGTATGGACGTATATCCAGATCCAGATTCAATGAAGGCAGAGATAAGATAATTGAGGATCTTAGAAAAGATTTTCCTCATGTTCAGCATGTGAAGAAAAGCCACACCTACCGCTTTGAATTTAAGGCGGAGGGAGTACCAGAAGTAGTCACAGATACTGACCCTGTGTTGTCATTGTTATCTTCTAACAAAGCATGGGGAATAAGGATATCGCCGGGGGCTATAATCCTTCATACAAAAAAATATGAGGGATTTGATAATTTTCACGAAAGATTATTGGGTTTATTAAAACGTGTTAATGACATTTTTAATATAACTCATTTATCATTTGTAGGCATGAGATTCGTAAATAACTTTGATTACAATCAAAGTACAGAATTTAGTGAATATTTCCAAAGGTTGGATTTTTTGCAGCCAACACTTAATTCATGGGGCCGTGGTGGTAGTAATATGACAGCTAGATATGGAATGGAAACTGAGTCCATAAACATTAATAGCGGAGTAATGATGAATGCTCCAAAATATCTACCAGACTTAATTGAGGTCGCTTCTGATTTATTCGAAGGCAATAATTTTCGCGAAGGGATATTTGCGCATTTAGATATTGATTCTTTTTACTATACAGAAGAGTTGGTTGATTTTGATTTTAATTTTGTTTCTGAAAAAACCAAAGTGCTAAGGAATAATGCTAACGCAGCATTTTTCGATATCATTAAAGTTTAGTAAGGAGCAGGTATGAGTGGATATGTAGATACAAAAGCAAGCAGAATTGCTACAGGTTCAGATTCAGCTTCTGCATCAAAAAATGCAAAGTTCATAGTGGATGATACTTTTTATCCTGACTCGTATACTAGGAGTAATAGTAATCATTCAGAAAGTAAATTTATTTATAGTAGTATTTTTACAGGTATTCTTTTTGCTGCTGCTTTGGCATTTGCAAACATAGGAGTGACAACCTCTAACAACAACAGTAACTATAGTATTGTTAAACCATTAACTTTGTCAGGTATTAATCGCAGCGCTATAGGTGATGAAGATAATGAAGGTGATGAAGATCTCAACGAGAGCGATAGACTCCAAAGCTTGTTTGGGTTCAACACGGCTCAGTGGGCCAAAATTTTAAAAGTTGAAAGAAAGACTATCTACAACTGGAGAGGGGCTCCTGATACTAAAATAAAGGCAAGTGCTGCTCAGAAATTGTCAGTTTTGTCTAGGTTTGCGGAAGAATTTAATCCTCAGCATGCCAGCTTTCTTAGTAAGTTTCTTTTTGGTCGCAAGGCCGATGTAAATTTTCTATCTGCATTTTTGAAAGAACCATTAGATTTCAATGAGTTATTGAGTCAGTATGATAATATCTACACCAAGCTAGATGGTATGGCAAAGCGAAGCTATATGCTTGATGAGTAATTTTGGAGAGTTCAATGGAGCAGCCTGATAATTTAAGAGCAGCTTGGTTAAAAGCTGGTTGGAAGCGTGGTGCATTTATCCGATTGGACTCTAATCCCGATCTTCTTGGTGAGCTTCCAAAGAAGATCGTAGATGCGATTGCAGATAAGAACTTAGCGTGCATAGTTCCTATAATTTATGATTGTGCCTTAGTTGAGCAATCATTCTACAAGGAGCCTTGGGCGCAAGTTCTGGTTGTTTGGCAGGCTAAATTTGATGGTAACTTTGCTAATGCCCGTAACCCCAGAAAGCTGCACATCACGGCACTTGAAAAAAGTAATTCCGTTTGCTTTGAGGTCAGCGCCTTGAGTTTCGCACAAGTAGATAGAGAGACGCTTTTAAAAGCAGTTCCCGATCAAAGTATACAATTTGAAGATGATAATCTTTCGATGCTGCTTGATTGGGTAGCTCAACGTTACAGGCAGGCTACGTTTCCAGATAGCTTTAATAAACGGTTGGATCCATTTAGAAAATCGTTAAAGAAACTCTGGGAAAGTGAACTATTTGGAAAGTTTGCATCTGGTGTGTTCGTCAAAATTGATACCAACGAAGAACTACATGACGATGATATTTATAATATTGAAGTCATTATTTCAATACCTTACTTTATGAGAGGTAGAGAATACAGAAATTTTGAGCAAAATCATTCACATACAATGATCACTCAGCTAAAAAGTATATTTGATACTGCAAAGGGTATTGAGCTCAAAAAAATCGAAACCCTGACTGAGCGTGAGTTAACCAAAGAAGTCGAACGACAATTTAGCAGGTTCTCTTTGGAATATTTTTCGTACAACTCTGGACTGGACGAACATCCTCTACCCGGAGAGTTTCTTGGAGCATAAATAGAAGATGCCAATTAGGCATCTTCTATTCTGTTGAGCGTCAACCTAAAGGTTGAGGTTGTAGGAATTAAATTTTATGACTTCTTCACCAATCCAATCATTTAATTCTTCAAAACGTCTTTGTAATGGAATTAACTCATTACGCACAAATACCATGCTGGCCTTTTCAATATCACCAAATCCGCCAGTGTTGTTTGGAATAATGCCCATTAGCTGCGGCGGCACACGATGCACGGCCAGCATGTCGTCACGGCTCACGTTTTTGATGTTCAGGAATTCATCCTTCGCCGCCACCTCAGACAGCGGAATGATCTGGATGCCGTCCTTTTTCCCGTTCGGGCTGTACATAAACAGGTTACGGAAGTTGCCAGGGCCCTTTGCGCTTTTCATGGCACCGCGGATATTGTCCACGTCCTGCTGACTCTGGGCCGGGTCGGTCATGTACATAATGAAACCCGCATGACTGCCGTTAAGGTAATACTTGCGGCGGAACAGCGTAGCTGACTCGTTCAGCAGCGCCGACGGGATAGCCGACAGGTAGCCCGGCAGGCCGTAAATCTCCTGATTGATGTCCGGCTCCATCAGGTGAAACACGTTGCCCTTAGCAAACTCATACGGTTCCGTGTTAATGCCATAGTGCGCATACCAGTAGGTGTCCAGGTCGAGGCCGCGCCGGGTGAATTTCGCCAGCGACGGCTCCAGCTTCAGCACGTTACCGAGGCGGCTGGTCCGCTTCTCCAGGTAGGCATTGCCGAAAATCAGGTAATCCAGTGCAAAGCGGCTGAACGCCTGCTGACTCAGCAGGCGGTGCGGGATAAAGGTACTCGCCAGAATATTGCACTTCACGCTGATGGGCGAGCTGTGATGCACGGCGGCGCGGAATGTGCGCGCCAGCCCGTCAACGCTTACCGGCGGTTCATACCAGCGATCATTGATAACACACTCCACGTAGTCCAGCAGTTCGCGGCGGTCCAGCACCGGGATAGGGTCGCCAAAGGTAAACGCCTCCGACGCTGCCCCGCTGGTCATGTTATCCGGCTGCGGCACGGGCTGCGTGCGGTTGCGGTTCCTGCGTTTGCTCATTAATAAATCTCCACAATGTTCTGCGTGTGTGCCGCCTGTCCCTGCAGCGGCTCGTTTGCCAGCGCGTGCATGGTCGCCCAGGCTAAATCGCCGTGGCTGACTTCCTCGCTGCGGCTGGTTTCATAGGTCGGACGGTTGCCGCTGGCCGTGGTGGCCTTGCGGATAGACATGAACGACTGCGCGATGTCGAGGTGGCTGGCGTCAAACTCCAGCCGCCCGCTGGCGATGGTGTCGTAAGCCTTCAGCACCAGGGCGTTTTTCACGTTCGGGTTATAAACAAACTCCTTCACCTGCGGGAAAAACGCTTTGACGTTTTCATACACGCCCAGCCCGACGCCAGTGGAGTCGATGCCAATGTAAGTGACGTTATACTGCTGCGTCAGCGTCCTGATGGCGTCAGCCTGCGCCCGGAAGTCCATCCCGCGCCACTGGTGACGCTCAAGGATGCGGAACTTGCCGCCCGGCACGGCAGGCGGTGCCATGACCACGCATCCGGCGCTGTCGCCGTTCTGCGTGCCTTTCGCCGGGTCATAACCGATCCAGACTTCTTTCCAGCCGAACGGGCGCAGCGCCAGCGCCTCAAAATCGGTCCACACTTCCCAGCTGTCCACCATGCACTTCTGCAGCATGGCCAGCTGAAACACCGACGCCAGATCGTCCATAAAGACGCACATCAGCAGGTTCTGGTAATCGTCCGGGCTGTAGCGCGTGCGCAGCTGCTCCAGGTCAAACAGGTCACAGCCGCCGCGCACTGCATCTTCAACGGTGACGATCTGGCGAAACTGGCCGTCTTCGCAGAGGCGACCGGCGGCCAGT